ATCTTCTTTTACAGGAGAACTAAAATTAGAAAGTACAGGAAATGTAGAATCTATTCCAGAACCTGTTTGAACAGTTTCTAAAATAAATATATGTTGGTTCTCATAAAGGTCTACTGAAACTCTTGGAAAATACAAAGTACCTGTCCAGTAATCATTTACTGAATCATATACAAAGTTACACGCGTTACCATGCTTATCGAAGAAACGTAGGTTTTGGAAGTAATTCATCTACTTATATATTAGGAATATTTAGTGGACACTACGTCCATTTTCAACCAATCGTACTTCTTTATAAATTCTGGGAATAATGCTTTAATATCAGGCTGAGTTAATGTAGAAGATCTAACCATGATACCTCTTGAATTTTTACCTTTCCCATTATTCTTTGGATCATGTATAAGGTCTGCATCTAGCTTTCTTAATTGTGTTATAAAAGCTTTAATAGTATTATCTGAGATGTAGAACTTCTCGTTTATGAATGTTATCAAGTAATTCTTTAATCCATTGTCCTCGTTTACTGGAGGTATATTAAAAAATCCTCTAACTCTAAAAGCTTCTGACATTGTTCTCGTCTTAGGGTCTACTAAAACAAAATCAATACCAGAACCAGTTAATAGATTTCCTAGATTCTTATGATCATCATAATGCTTGATTGCTCCTATTTCCTTTAACACAGGGAGCTTTGGCATATTGTCTGTTGCATATACTTCTTCTACAGGTAGATTGTGCATCTTAATGAACTCCCAAACATATTCATTTGTTATAGGAGGTCTTGCAGTTACAATAACTATCTTATGGTCCTTTGCATCTTTACGCAATTGATCATGCATCTCAGTAAAAGGTTCCCATGTTGCAGGTTCAGTAAAATTTATTGGATCATAACCTATCACTGATGTATGAAGACATCCATCGAAGTCATAAGATATTACAGGCCTTTCATTCTCGAATAATTTAAACGATAGTATTCTCATTATGCTAATTTTTTTACTGTAACACTTCTTTGACTAGGACCATCTATCATTTCCCATCCAAGAGGATTTAGAAAATCATTTGCTCTTTTAATTATTGACGTACTATCTCCTGTTTGTAAAACAGACATGTGACCATCATTAAGCCATTTAGTATCTACTGGTGCAAATTGAAAAACACCCCATGTGCTTGGATTAGCAAACATTCCATATACACCAGAGCCTCTTTCATTGCTCGCTTTTCTCATTGCCTTTCTTAGGTCTTTGAGATTTTCTATTTTAGGAGTATTTTCGTTTTCGAATAACTCAAATGAATTAATGTGTTTCATTATTTAATGTTTGCTAATTTACAGTACTTGTCAAAATACTCTTTGTATGTAGATGGTTGAATTCTATGAGGAAGATCTCCTACCTTCCAAACTGTTGCATGTTTTAAGTTTGCAAGCATAACAAATGGATTAACCACTTCATCTTGCATTCCTACAACAGCATATTGCTCTTTGAACACTGGAAGATCTTTGACTGCTTCTATCTGCTCAAAATACTTTTGATTCTCTACACCAAATGCAGGATTGAACATCAATGCAGGTATCTTATATTTGTTGCTCATGTAGTAGGAAAGAATTCCTCCTAATGAATGTCCAACAAGATGTGTGATACCTTCCTTCTCTATGATACCAGTTGCAATTGCAATCTCATCATCTTTTCTGTAATCAATGTGAGGAGCAAAAATGTCTGCACCAGAAGCTTTAAGTATTTCTACTCTGTCTTCATAAGGTCTTGAATCCAATCCATGCAAAAACAACACCTTGCTGTGTGTTGTTTCTTCTTCAAATAGTTTTATGTATTTCATTATGCAGCTAAATCTTTCTCTTCTATTAGTGTGTATGTGAATTTGTTTCCATGTGCAGTCTTAAACATCTTGCAAATTGAAATGAATTCTTCCTTCTTATCCCATTGATTAAATACTTGACAACCTGCACTCCATTTTCCGATCTTCAAAGAAGTTCCAACCTTATTAGAACCATGTATGTTGATTCCAAATAAACCTTTGTCTAATGTTGCAGAAGCTTCAGCGATATTATCTTTGTCTCCATCTCTGTAAACTTGGATAGTTCCTGTTTGAACTAATGCTTCATGATCAGGTTTTCCTTGATGAAATCCTAATGACCAACATTTTGTCCATTGACCTGGTTTTAATACTGCAGCTCCTAATGTATTCATTGGATGCTCTAACCAATAAGCTCCTGGATCAGTTGTGATCGTATAAACCTTTAATCTTTCTTTTCCAACTACTGCATTATATTGTGCTAAAGCATATTGTGATTTAGGACCAAAGTCTCCATCTAATGTTAATGCAGTTCCGTCAGCTCCTACGAATAAATTCTTATTCAACCAATCTTGTTGATCAATAGGAGATAATCCTGCTGGCATTGCTGACTGCGTCCAAATTACACACATGAAGTCATTAAATGCGTCAGGCACTTGTAGAGTTGTTCTAACTCCAATAAGATTCAAATCGTTAAACCATGTGTATCCTTTTGCGGCGATTGCTGTTTTTAGTGATGCGATGTCTAGTTTCATATTAATAATTTTTATTTATAATTCATTGTATATTTGCTTAATGAATTCTATTTGTTCAGGTGTTAGTTTATCTCTTGACGTGATAAACCTTTTTGCCTGATCTGATTCCTTGTTATTTCTAACTCCATAATTACCATGTTCAACATAACTTGGTTCATCCTCATCCATGTAAATAAACACGTCGATAATATTAGTTTCATTATCTTCTGAATTTACTCTGAAATCAAAACCTTTTCCATTGAAAGTATTACCATCAATAAAAGCATTTTTTCCAACTTTGCCTTCAGTATAATTCATTTTAGCAAATCTTTGAAATGCTTTACGGAATAAAGATTCAGGAGTAAAAAATTCTCCTCCTCTATTTTCGAATAATTTTAAATGTTTCATTAGTTAAAATCTCTGTAATTTTTCTTCTTTCTATAATCAAAAAAGGTCTTAATGACTTTTACTCTTTGGATCATTTCATAATATACTTCTTCCACGTATGCAAGAATGTTAGTTCTCTTTTCTTCTCTGAATATAAAAGAAGACATAGTCTTCTCGAATATCCTATTGTGATAATCGAACCCTTTGTGTTTTATGTCATCGCGAGAATGTTCTGCGACTTCGTATAAAGATTTCTTAATTGGCATTTTTAGTTTCCTCTTAAATCAGTTTTAGTGTTATCGTTGTAACTAGTATTGTAAGTTCTTGCAACAGAATCCTTAACAAAAATGTTTACAGCAGATGGTTTATCAATGTTTAATCCTGGCTCGTATTCAACACCTCTTCTATCTGAGAATCCACCTCTTATTAAAGGAAGTTCTTTTGTCTTAATAATAATGTCTCCAAATTCATCAAGACCAACTGGAGTTGGAGGAGGTATAGTGCCTTTAATGGCAGGATCAAGATTATTCCACTTAACATATTCCAATTCATCTTTCTCTGAAATGATGCTCATGTTAACTGAATCTATTCCTTCAATACCTTCTAAAATTGCGATCATATCTGATCTCGGTATTCTGTCTCTTCTTCTTATAGAAATAAAATAATCAGAAAGTCTTTGTAATACTTGTTGTCTAATAGACTCTTCAGAAAAACCTTGGAAGGTAATCAATGAAATATTAATTACATATCTGCTAATTATAGGATCTACAATTTGAACTATTGTTGTAACAATTTTAGAACCACTTCTGTCTATTAAATCATATACTTTATTCTTTTGATATGTACTTAAAAGAAATCTTTCTTCTTCTAATGAGAAGTAATTTTCATTTGATTTTAATCTCTTTCTAACATCTGGAACTAAGAAAACATAAATGATATTATCATCATCTACATTCATATCTCCAGGAGTTGAATATGCATCTATAATAGAAAACAAATTAAACTTCTCCAAGAAAATAATATAATTATCTGGATTTGCAAGTACATAACTTCTTGAAGTCTTAGGAGCAATAAGTCTTGTTAATCCAAGAGGTTCTGGATTAGAACCGAAATCTGGTGCATTAACATTCTTAATAATAAAAGTTTCATTTAAGTCTACATCATCTCCAAAGATTGTAAATCCTGTTTCAACCCATTCATATAAAGCTTCTTCACCATCCATCAATTGAAGATTTCCAGTTTGACCAGATGTAATAAGATATTCTACTCTAATTTCAGAACCAAGCTCAGGAGGTAATCCAAAATTAGTATTACCGAAAATAACATCAATACCATTTGTAATACCATTTCTAATTAAATATCCTTTTCCATTTCTAGGAATATCATAAATAGATTCGTACTTCTGCCATTTTTGTCCATTGACATATATGTTTACGAAATAATTATCTATCTGAGCAGTTTGTTGTGCATTAGAAGAATAAGATTGAATTGGCTCACCAGTTCCAGTAAAGATTTGTGTCTCAATACTTCCTTGTACTATTCTAAATTGTACTCCATTATTTCTACCATCAGCTGAAACTCTTGTATCGTCAGAAGGTAAATCTAAAATATATTCTAAACCGTTATTCTTATTCTTAATCTTAGTGTAATTAGGGATAACTACAACACCACCTGGAAGATCCTGCGCTCCAACATTCTTTGCGACTAAACTAATCTCACCAGCAGAAGCAATAGCTCTTGTAGCAATATGACCTGCAAGTGAAGCTAAACCATATACTGAATTTGCTCTTGTTGCAGTTCTTATATTAAGCTCTGTAATTGAATCCTCAATATAATAGAGTATTAACTGTGCAATGTTCTGGGTAACGAAGATGATCTGACCATAAGCAGAAGCAACTGTGAAATTCGTTCTACCCTGATTGAAAGTAGACACAGTGTATTCTATTGTATCTTTGATCAGAATCTCTATAGCTATTCTGTTCTTCTTGAATATATTCAAGGACTGAGTATTTGTATTTGATTGTGTTGCCATCTTATCCTTATATATTGAAATAAAAAAAGCCCTTTAATACGGGCTTTTTTTACTATAAAAAACATTTTTATTAATAACCTCTTCCACCATTGAATCCAGTAGAATGGTTCATTCCAGAATCTTTGTCGACCTTTTTAACCAAGTAGACTATATCTCCAGCAAATTCACTTTCTTCATAATCACCGTAATATTCATCATCTGTGAAAGTTTCTTTAGTCACAGGTTTTAACTTACGCGGGTGAAGCGAAACACCATCTACATATTCAAATCCACTTGGTAGAGTTGGTTTACTTTGTTTAAGCGCTTCTACAAATGCATCTGCAAGAATACCTTTTTTACCTTCTGCCGTAACATATAATACTAGTTCTCCACTTGGCCAAAGTTGTAAAAGGTAACATATATCAAAACCTCCAGAACGTTTTTCTTGTCCTTTTAAATATTTGTTTACAGCAGTAATTTCTTCTTTCGTTGGAGGAGTTCCACCTTTAAAATCTTCGAATATCTTTATGTGTTTCATGTTATCTTCTTTTATTTATTATTGCAAAGGAAACCACACACTTCTTCAATATCATCTTTAGAAGTTGCAATATGGTCATTTGCCCAATCATGTCCATTGTCAAGTAAAGCATCTAACTGTAGCAGGATCCAGTGCTAACATCTTCTCTGCAGCTTCCTTAATAGTTTTTAAGTTCTGGAAGAACATGTAGTTTTTTGTATCAGCAGATTCTGATAATTTAGAGTCGAATTTTTTAATGTGTTTCATATTCTTATTTCTTTTTATAATAACTTCTTTGTAAAATCAACTTGTCCATAAATTCTGAGTCCATCCATACAGGCTCTTCTGCTACAGTATGCATCAAAGAAAACTTATAACCTTTCTTGTCTATCCCGTCAAATCGTGCAGCACCATATATGATTGCTCCATTCTTCTCAGTGTCGAACAACTTATAGACCGTTCCGATTATTAGTTCATCCTTAGTCATTATCAGGAATTTTATATCCTTCTTTCTTCGCATACTGGTAAGCCATTGCAACAGCTTGTTTCTGCGGTCTTCCTTCTCCTATTAAAAACTTAATCTTCTTTGCTATGAAATCTTTTGCATCTTGAGTTAACTCTTCGCTTAAGTTCTCTTTCAAATTATCGATTTCTTTTTTACTTAGTTTAATAGCTTCCTGCTCAGTATGAACTGGACCAACCTCTCCTAAAGATTCTCCACCTTTGCGAGTAGTATCTGCAAACCATCCTGGTTCAGAACCTGTTTTGGTAACCGTTCTATGTGTTTTAATAGAAAATCCTTTGTAAGTAGTTTTACCTTCATCAACTGATTCCGATTCATAAACATCTATATCTTTTGCTGGAATTCCTGCTTTTAATTTCTTTACAACATTCTCAGCCATGCTCTTCCATCGTGTATCTGTTGTACAAGCTGAATATAAGTATTCACCATCTGTCTTTGAGTTATATCTAGTAGTCTGATCTTCGTAAGCATCTGCTGCTAAATCATTATCACATTTATGATCTACAATAGAATAATCCTTCTTTATAGCGAAGCAGTAATATGTTGCATGATGTACTGATTCATTCGTATTATGTATAGGATAAAATATAGGAGTTGCATCATCATAAAATTCTGTATACCATCCATTATCTTCTAGAAATTTAGCAAGCTTCTTATGTACTTCTAAAACATAATCTTTATCTAATCTTGGATTATAAGAATAAGCTCCTGATGGATTGAATGCATCTATTTTCTTAGCATCATCAATGAACGAAGAAGATTCTGCTCCAGACCAAATGCCATTAACATCATCTTTTTTGAATCTTTCTGTTCTTGCTATAACATTAGGAAATTTCTGATGAAGCAATTTGATCATCTCTTCTCTAGGAGTAAAAGATTTATCCTTAGATTCTTTAGCTTCAAATAGTTTAAATGGTTGTAAGTGTTTCATAGTGTATATTGTTATATATTGTTATCTACCAAGGACTTTTGTGTTCTCCTGAAATTCAGTTAAATCAAATGCCCATGTTTCTTTGTCAGAATCTGACTCAGCTTCTACAGCAATTACCGTATCTTTTTTTACATCAACGGATAAAACTAAAAGTTTTGTTCCTTCTTCAAAATCTGAGTCACTAGGAAATTCTTGCAATTCTCCGTTTAATTCTCCTGTAACTAAATACACTTTCCCAACTTGGATACTTTCATTTTCATTGAGGAATCCCTCGAATAGTTTTATACGTTTCATACTGTTGTTTTATTTTATGTTTATTTATTTAACTAAAACCCCAAACATAGGAGTTCCATTAATTACTACATCTATAAGACAAATATCTTTTACAGTCCCTCTAGCAAATTGCACATTAAACTTAATGTGGTATCTCTCTGCCATAGGAACAAACTTCTGAACTTGATCAAAGAGCATACTTCTTAAAGCATACTCATTTATATTAAATACGAACAATTGATCTTCTAATGCAATCCCGAAATCAGGAGCACCTAAAACTTCACCAGGTCTAGTATAAAGAATCATTTTGATTTGAGCTATTAACATCTCAATATCATCATTGACTTCCATGATACCTTCCTTATATGAAGGATCTGTAGGATCTCTCATGTAAATCTCACGCATTGCAGACCTCCTTAAATTTCCATTTGTATTTATAAGATAAATGAACATTCATTCTTCTTTTAAGATTACATGTTGATCCAATTTGCTTATATGGACCTATAGATATTTCATAAATCACATCCATTAATCTAATCTTATGTCTATTACTGTCTTCTCTTCACCTTCTCTACTTCTCCAAGCAGTAAGGCCTTTATACATAGAATGTGGTTCATTAGAATAAAATAAATTTGATGAAGCGTCATGAACTTTTGCATTCTTAACTTCTCCATTTTCTATATTAAATTCTACCATGATGGCCTTTGTCTTATCTGTAAAAACATCGAATCCTACAAGGAAGCAATCATGTGATGGCATATAACCTAAATAACATTCTTGATATGAACCTGCATCGAAATCTTCTTCTTTTGCTATCTCATCATCTTTTATTATAGCTTCATGATACTTATCGAAAGACTCATCTGATATGTAAACATCAAATACATTCTGCCCATTATACAATAGACCTTTGTCTCCAGACTTTCCCCAAAGTTCATCTTTGTTCTTTAGAGCTTCTAAAAACTCAGTGTTTATTTCCTTTACAGGATGAGCTTCATTTAAGAAGGCTTCAAATAGTTTGATGTGTTTCATTACTTATAATATTTTTTTAACATCACATTTATTTCTTTCTTAATCGCCTTTGCTTTCTCTCCCTTCCATGGAGCAGCATTTGATAAAAAATAACTGAGGATTCCGGATGCTGAATCCTGATCGAACATGTCTTCTATTTTATCAAGAGAGAACATTGCATCAAGATATGGCTGTGCATGAGGAGAAACTCCCTTCCAATCTGCTTGGATTTCTGCTGCAATATCCTTTATGCTTCTGTCGGCTTCATTTAAGAAACCTTCAAATAATTTTACATGCTTCATTACTTAAACAAATTTTTTATGTCTTCAAGAATTGCAGCCTTATCTTTTGCTTTTTCATCACCTTCTATAAAATCAGCAAAATCTTTTTCAAACCATTTTTCAAATGTAGATCCAGATAAAACATTGAATATCCTATTAGGAGATAGTGGAAAAGTAGTTTCATTACTTTCTTCTTTGATAAGATAGTCTGAAGCATAATCACCTGTAAGAGTTTTAAAATCTTCTTGTAAAGAATCTAAAGTATTCTTAGCAACTTCCTTCTGGCTTGCATAAGGAGATGTTTCAAAAACTTGTTTGCATTCTGCGAGTCTTGTTTTTAAACGAAGCATCTCGATGTCTTTTTTTCCTATCATTATTTCTTGTTTTGATATTTAGATTTCCAATAACTAAAAGACTGAAACACACTCATGCGTTCATTCTGTAATTCTTTTTTCTTCGTAGGATTCTTCTCCTTTTCAGCTTGTGCACCTAGATCCTTGATTGTCTGTCTCCACTGTTCTCTCTCATCAGCATCTAATCCACTCATCTTGGTATTATACTTGTCAAGATCTTTAATGTAAGCTTCGTATAGTTTAATGTGTCCCATCTTCGTTTGTAGGTTTTTCTTCATCTTCTCCAGCACCTTCCTCTTTCTCAGGAGCTACATAAAGTTTATTAGTTACTAAATAGTCTTTAATCTTCTTGCATGTTTCTTCCATTTCTCCTTCTTCACCACCTTCACATTCTGCAATCTCATGGTCAATTAATTCAGAAACTAATTTATAGAATTCCTGAGAATTTGTACCATTTACGAATACTTCTTCTGCTTCAGTTAATTTGAAATTTTCAAAAGAATAAACTTTGCTCTCGCTAGAATGAGGAACGTTCTCTCCCATTTCCGCAAGCTTGTCTCTAAGCTTTGCAGCTTTCTCCCAATCTTCAGCAGCAACAGCAGCATGCATCTGTCTCTCTATTTCTGCTTTGTTTGGAACTGCAGCTCTAGCAACTAATGATGGACCTGTTCCGCCACCTGAAGTGTGAATGATCTGATATAAGTTATAAGAAACTCCAAGAGCATCAAATCCTTGAATTATATTTTCTTTTGTTTGAGGTGTTTCAAACATTGTGATAATAGATCCAGGACCTTTCATAATAAAAGGTTTAGGATTTCTCGTCGCCATTTCAGAGAAGTATTTCATTACTCTTGGATCTGGTGCATCACCGAATCTTACAAATATAAATTTGTTTCCGCCGCCTTGTGCTCCTTCGTTAATATCGAAGTTATCGAATTTTCTAATTTTCATGGTCTTGTTGTTTTTACATGTTTGTGTTTACTTCAGCAGCAAATTCTGTTTGCGCTTCAGCTTTTGCTGCACTTGAAGGGACTACCGTGTCACCTTGTTTTAGTTTGTTCTTACCTATTAAAAGCTGAATCAAACCCGGAATATCATTCTCATCTTTCATCTGACTGTCATTAGAGATGTCAGAAGCTTTTACTTCTGCAACAACCTTGCCGTCAGGATCTCTTACATCTGCACTAAAATCTTTACCAGTTTTATGAATGTAATAGATAAAAACTCTCGAGCTGGAATTGTCCATTACAGGATTTCCTTCACTGAATTCTTCAAAAAGCTTTACAAATTTCATCTCTGCTATTATTTTAAATTTTTGAAATAATCTAGAATCTTATTAAAGAAATCTATTCTTTCTTGTGCATGAATACCTACATCTCCGAAACTTCTTCCTCTGTATGCATTTGGTTGAAATGAAGCTTCTGTATCTCCGTATCCACGAAAAGTCAATATGCCAGTTCTGTGATCTTCTAGTCCAACAGCACCTGTAGTTTCTTTTACATTCCAAGTTTTATTTCCTATCTTAATGTCAATGCCCATGTCACCACGGCCTTTTAAACCATAAAAAGTTATAACAGCTTCTGGTTGCATAGAAGTAATGTCTTCTGCTAATTTTTTATAATCAGCTTCAGCATCACCATATCTGTCACTTTCATTTTGAGCTTCAATTCCACCTTTAAAGTAATAATCATGCTCCTTTTCAAAAAAGGCATATAGATCTTCTATTGCTTTAAATACTTCTTCTGGAGCAATTCCATTTTTATATTGGTTTTGTTGAATTTCATCAACCAACTTATGAAAGTTCTTACCGGTTGAAATTAGATTTTCGATTGAAAAATCTTCTAATGTTGGTATTTCCTTTTTTATTTCCTTGTCTAAATCCTTATCGAATTCAGCAGAATCAATGTCAGACATTTTTTTACACAAGTCTACAGACTTATCTAATTGTACTTTGTACTTATCAATAAATGCATTTACCGATCCTTCATTAAGAAATCCCTCAAATAATTTTACAAATTTCATCTAATTAGTGTTTGTTTTTGTATATATCTGAATCTATTAGCTTCTTTAAGACCTGGGTTTTCATTTTTTTCTCATAG